TGGGTCACGATGAAGAATTTGAATTTCGTCACCAAAAAGGGCGATAAGTATTTGGTTGCAGCCAAAGCCGATCGGAAGCAACTTGGGATCCATGGCGGGAAGTTTACGAAAGCCATGGCGGCCGACTCGAACCTCAAGATTCTTGGGGAAGTGGCCGGAAAAGGTATCGTGAAAAGCGCAGGCACAATTAAGCTTGATGTTGGTCACATGAAGAAGAGTAAAATTCATTACGCTGGGTTCAAAGCCGCAACCAATGAATTTGACGTTAAAGGAAACATAGGGGCAATAGAATATGCCAGCGATGTGGATCCTAATGCGAATAAGGCTGTCCGCCAAGCGTACAAAAAGGCATATGATGAGAAAGCCAAGGAATTAGGCCTGAAAGTGGATAAGGTTGGTGCAATAGCTGACTTTTTCGACCAAACCAAGAATGCAGTGGTTAAATCATTCAATCAAGGTGCACCAGGTAGGGGCTTAGCGGGCGTGATAAAGTCTATAAAATTTGATTGGCTTGATAATTTCCCGTGGAATATAGCGGGCCCTGCGATAAAGGACGGAGACAGCGCCGGTGTAGAGGGGGAGATAAATAATAGGGCACCTAAAATGTGCAAGGTTTCAATATCGTATCAACCAATTCATGATATATCTCCAGGAATCGACGCTGATGGAGCAAATAGGGCACCTGTATATAATGTTGGTAGGGTTGTTGATGGAATGACAGCAGGGCAAGATACATATGATGGTGGTGATAAGGGAACAAGTGTTGTGGATAAAATAAAGAAAGCATCTTTCTTGGATGGCGATGGCCCAGAATAATGAGAGGTAATTATGGCACTTAATAGGTATACAAGGACAAGTCAATTGGCGTCTGCTGACGGTTTATTTTATGCAACACCTGCATATATCAATGTAATTCGTTCAGGAATACAAAATGGTAATATAGGTTATAAAACTGAAATAACGACTTTTCGAGCCCGGCTGGATCACATAGCGGCTCGTGAGTATGGCGATGGTAGGTTATGGTGGATTATAGCGGCTGCATCAGGTATCGGTTGGGGTTTACAGGTCCCACAGGGCACAAACATTAAGATACCTGATGATATTGAAAAAATAATAGCATTCGTAGGTTAACATGGCAAAAATATCAAAATTACCAAAAATACAGGAAAAAATTAACAAATATTTTGGCCTACAATCAACAAAGGATTATTTAACTACACTTTTTACAACACAGAAATCTGAACAAGCACCTCCTCAACCCAAGAAGAACGAAACGAAAAAAACACCAAATACAAAACCATTAGATAAACTTGTTAGTAAATTTATAGATGCCATTTTGGGACAAGCCGGTGGTAAATATGCACACCAGGTTGCTAAGATGAAACATGAATTAACGCAAGGTGCCAAAGTGGGTGCGGATAATGTAAATATGGGTACATTGGTTGCTAGTAATATTCAATTATTTTTATGGGATAAGGTATCAGGTATCGAAGGTGCAGCCCCTGGGCCATATATCAAAGAAATCCTTGGTAAATTATTGCCTTCTAGTGATAATACACCTGCTCAACCAAGCGATACTACAAATCACCCACCATTAATAACGGTTATGTTTGTAAAGGATAATCGTATTTCACCTGCTGTACGTCAAAATAATGCAATTGCATTATTTTTAAATGCAATTCCAACAATCGAGTTTTCACGTGCCATACCATTTTTAGATATAGAGGTTTTATCAAATAGGCCTGCTGTGAATCAAGTTAGCAAAAAATTAGCCACACTTTCACTTTATAAGTTTCTTGAAGGTGCAAAGAAGATAGAAGATCCTACTGAATTGGTAATGGCACAAGCAGGTAGCGTTGAAGGAAGACTATTACGTGATGGTGCAAATGTACAAAAGGCTGCTGATCGTGCCAAGTCTGATCCTGATAATGTTAAAAAGATTTTAGGATCTTCAGGTATGGAAATGTTTTTATCGCCACAAACACTTGTTGGCACCGGTGGCCCGAGATCAACGCCCATCATTGATCAATACCGCCCATTTTTATCTATTTCGTCCTTTGACGTGCAGGTTGTATCAGCGGCAGGAATTATGAGCTATAAGAGTGGTAAGCTTAATGTGATATTACATGATCGTTCACGTTTGCATGAGGTTGCAGATCTTGTGAATCCAGATCTATATGGACAAGTTGAATTGTTTATACAATATGGTTGGTCACATCCGATTGCAGATCCTGAAGAGAATGTATTCGGTGCATTGATAAATGAATTTCAAGCAGCTGAAAAATATGGCATATCAAATTCATCATTTAATTTTGATGATACAGGTCAGGTCAACATTGAACTACAAATATATATGAAAGGTGGACGAGAATTAGGCGTTGGAAATATAATGGAAGACCCTACCATCCGTCGCCTTGGTGATTTTATTAGGGATACAAAGCGTGTAATAATGAAATTGCAACAAAAGGCAGGACTGACAGAGGAGCAGGTTAAGGCAATTGGCGGTTCAAATTTTCTTGACGGTAGTGAACGTGTTGCATTGTCCCTTACAACCGCATTACAGACCCAATATAAAGCTTTGTTAGCAAAATTTACAGCCGCTTCGAGTGATGCCAATATGACGGCATTAAAAAAGGAATTAAAGGCCTTATACGGTGAAGACGGAAAGCCTGGCTCTGGTAAGGTAGGCGAAATGACCGCGAGAATTGATCAAATCTATGGTGACCGTTTAAAGATTATAAAAAAAGGCGCCGGTAACCTAACGCGTGATCCATTTTTGGTAGATGGTAAACCAGATAAGGTCGCAGAAGGCAAAATTAAAGGTATAGGAACCAATGGTACGGTTTCGCTTGCAAAATTATTATTAGTATTTGTTGGTTATCCGTTGAAAAATGCCGCACAAAGTAGATTTGATGAAATCCAATTTATTTATTATAATTTTAATGATAATAGTGCAGGTGCGTCAAATACATCAATTGGTTCTTTTCGAATTAGTGTTAATCATTTTGATAAAATGATGAAACATATACAGGATACTAGGCAGTCAACATCAATGCAAATAGGCGAATTTATTGGTTTAATAAACGCAGAATTCATTAGTTCAATGGCAAGTGCAACATATGAGTTGGGATCTTTTTATGAACGTAAATGGTCCACTAAGGAAAAATCATTCGAAACTAAGCAAAAGTCAAAGTCAAAAGGAAATAAAGCAGCAATATTTAACGCAGAACTTGAACAAGCATTTCGTGATAAAGGTAATGGATCAGGTACCTTTAGTCAGCCTGATATTGGTTTTCATGTTGAGACTGTCCCAATGACCCCCATCGAAGGACAACCGGCCTCTAATGCAGATCAAAAATCAATATTAAGGATTCATGTTTTTGATAGAACAAATTCACCGTATGCAACAGAAAATCAATTATTACGTGCAAACGACAGTAGTGGAATTGCAAAAATGATTAGAGATTATAGTGCAGCAATACCTGGTCATACAAGCACCGAAGTAAATAGAATTGTCGAAGGTGAGAGTCGCACAATCAAACATCCACCTTCAAGGGATGGGGTTAAATCAGTTAGGTTACAAAGGGCAAATGCATTAATTCAAGAAGCGAAATATCGAGGAATTTTAACCCAAGATGAGAAGACAAAAAAATATTCCATTGTGGCGCATAAAGGCCAAGCGATTAAAGAATTAATTATGAATTCTGTACCAACAATAATTTATGGCTCAAATGCAACTGCGGTAAAAAAGGCTTCACTATCATCACTTCAAGATCCTAGTTTAAATACAATACACATGATGGGAAATGATAGGTCAGGTTGGACGGACCCAGAAGGTTCTGGCCCAATGAGGTTACCGTTACGTATGATTCCAACAATGTTGGATCTTGAATTATTTGGATGTCCATTACTTGACTATATGCAGGAGTTTTTTGTTGATTTTCGTACAGGAACCACTGTTGATGGCATATACCAGGTATCTGAGGTAACACATTCCATTGCCCAAGGTAAGTATGATACTTCTGCAAAATTAATTAATATTGATCAATATGGGAAGTATGAATCAGTGTATCGTGTATTAGAAGATGCTATGAAAGCAGTTGAAAATTATGAAAAGCAAGTAAAAGCCTCAAAACCCGCCGATACCACACCACCCAATGATGAGTCGGCACCCCCCGATCCTAAAAAAGCCGATAAAAAACCGGAACCAAAGTAATAAATAATAAAACATATATTATATTAAAATTTAAAATGTTAATGTGAATGTATGCGTTTTAAATACAGTTTTAGGTTCATGCCAAAATTTACTGGTTAATCATGATAGGAATGAATTTAAATGGATTGATGGTATTCCACCAAATACTTGGGTATATGGCGATAACAACAACCGCTTAAGTGTTGATGTATTATTTAAACTTTTAAATAAAAAATTGGATTTTATACCAGAGAATTATCGTAATTCATTGTTAGAACTCAATGTAGATCCAATGGATTTATATATGATACGTTGGCAATATGTAATGCCACCAAAAGTTTATATGAAATTTGTTAGAAACGTCTTGGATGCAATCTATGACTGTTTCAATAGTTCGGTGGTGGATTACCATAGGAAGATCTATGTGAAGGCACATGACCTTATGGATAACCTTGATAGAGCCGTAATAGATATTGATCTATATCGTACGTTTTTATCAAGTGAACGAAACGATACAAATCATAGTACCATAAGAACATTTCAACCAGATTATGATGGTTTTGCTCAACCTGTTAAATATAATCAATTATCATCGCGAACAGGTCGATTAACTGTTGCATCAGGACCAAGAATTCTTACCCTTAAGAAGAATATGAAAAAAATGATAACATCACGTTATAAACATGGAAAAATTATTTCCCTTGATTATGTTTCACTTGAACCTAGGATAGCTAGAGGTATTCACAATAAGATTGTTAAATCTGATATTTATGAAGATTTGATTGAAAGCGCATTGCTTGGAATTACAAGGGTTACTGCAAAATCAATTGTATTACCTTATTTATATGGTGCTGCGCCAAAGACAATAGCAACCAGGTTAAGCATGCCAATTACTGTAATTAAAAATTACTGTGCTGCACTTGATTCATATTTTAACATTAGTGGTATTGTTAAAAAATTACATAGTGAATTATTGAAACATGGATTCATATACAATTACTATGGTCGACCATTGAAACCTGATACAACATCATCAAATGTATTGTACAATTATTATATACAATCAACAGGCGTTGATGTTGCAATGTTGGGTTTTAATACAATCACTAATTACATTAAAAAAAATAACCTTAAGATTCATCCAATTTTTATTATACATGATTGTCTTATGTTGGATATTCACCCTGATATGGAATGTGAACTTAGTAATTTAATGAAGATGGGTGAACATATTGATGGTTTTGATATAAAGTTTGTTATGAATAAGGAGATAATATGAGTGTTGATGATAAAACTGTTAAAAAAATGCATGATAATTGGCTAAAATTTAGGTCTTTATGTAATAAAGTAGGGAAACGTTCTAAAACAGTTAATAAAATGTTAGATCATTTTGAAAATTCCGCTGTATTTGCTCCAGCATCATCTAGAACTGAATATCATGCTTCATACCCAGGTGGTTTAATTGATCATTCGTTACGTGTTTTGTTGAATTTAAATAAACTTGTTAAGGTATATGAATGTGAAGATAGTGTGCCTAAAGAATCAATGATTATTACAGCTCTTTTTCATGATTGGGGTAAGGTCGGCGACCTTGATGGTCCCATGTATATTGAACAAGATTCTTCTTGGCATCTTGAAAGAGGTATGAATTATAAAATTAATAACAATATTCAATATATGCCTAATTCGCAAAGAACACTTTGGTTAATGCAACACTTTGGAATTAAACTTACACGTGATGAATATCTTGCAATATTATTAAATGATGGAATGTATTCCGATCAAAATAAAACATACGGTATGAAAGAACCAACACTTGCATTGTTAGTCCACCACGCAGATCGTATGGCTTGTCAATTTGAGAAAGGTAAAAAATCATTATGTTAATTATTATTTAGCTGCATATTTATAATATGCAAAGAAAGAAAATTTTCCATCCGTTTTTAAAAAATGTTTCGCCTGAATTTGGTGGTAGGAAAAAAACTCATGCCGTTAGCGGGCCACTTGATGTTCATCAAAATGTTGGTTCTCAGGCTTCACAACGTATGTCTAATGTTATAACACCTGAAGATATTGAAAATGCATATGAATTGGATAAAAAATTATCTAATCGTTGGCTAAGAGATAATAAGACAGAAGATGAAGTAGAAGGTGATGATAACCTGGATACGGGTGAATCTTATTTAAGGGAATACATAAAAGCTATTTTGGGCGTGATATGATTATTAATGAAAATAAATTAAAATATATTATTAGGCAAGAAATTAAGGAACATATGATTCAAGAAGGCAAATTTCAAGATGTGTTGGGTTGGATTAAAGATAAAGGTAAAAGTGCTATTGATGCAACAAAGGGGTTTCTTTTAAAATTAAAACAAGAACTAGCTGAAACAAAAGAAGGTTCAAAAATTCTTATAAAAATGGTAAGAGGAAATAAATTAACGCCTGAAGAAAGTAAAGAATTAACTACACAAGCAAAGGATTTAGCAAAGGGCATACCGCTCCTTGGTTTGGTCGCACTTCCTGGGGGTGGGATTGCAACAATTGCTTTAGTTAAATTGGCTAAAAAATATAATGTTGATTTATTACCAACTTCATTTAAAGAAAAGGATTAATATTATATGTTAATCACAGAAAAAAAATTAAGACAAATAATACGTAAAGAATTAACGTTATTAATTGAAAAGAAGAAAAAAAATAAAAAGCTGAAAAAGCGGAAAAAGCGAAAAACAAAATTTGAGGATATTGAAGAAATTAGCACAACAGCAAATGTTGGTAATTTTGGTTGGAATGCGCCTTTAGGGCATGGTCAAAAAAGGGATAAAAAATTTATTAGAAAACAAGCCAGTTTCTTTGGCGGTGCTAAACCAATGCATGAAAATTAATTTAAATTTTTTAGATACAAAAATTCATTATATTATAAATTTCCATAAAGATTGTGTATTTTATACATGCAAAGATTAAAACAAGAATTATAAAGGAGATTAATAATGGCACTTGATTTAGATGCAATTAGAAATAAATTGGCTCAGCTTTCTGGTAGGAAAAAGTCGGCTAGTTCACTGTGGAAACCACAAGGCAAGACTAATGTTAGGATGTTACCACTTAAAACAGAAAATGGTACACCATTTCATGAGAGGTATTTTTACTACAATATTGGTAATAATCCAGGCATTCTTGCACCCCATCAATTTGGTAAACCTGATCCAATTCAGGAATTAATTAATAAGCTGCATGATGATGGTTCTCCGGAATCACGAGAATTGGCAAAGAAGCTATATCCTAAGTTACGTACTTATGCAGCCGTTGTTGTACGTGGCGAAGAAGAAAAAGGATCCCGTTTATGGGGCTTTGGTAAAATGGTTTATCAGAGTCTATTAAATATTTTGTTGGATTCTGATTATGGCGATGTATCTGATCCTATGGAAGGTCATGATTTGTCGGTTACAGTTACAAAACAACCTGGTCGTCAATTTGCGACCACTGAGGTAATGCCTCGCCCAAAGGTCACGCCATTATCTGATGATGCCGACCAAATTAAGCAATGGATTGATGACATTCCGAATATTGATGACATTTATACATTAAAATCGTATGATGAGATTAAATCAATTGTAAATAATTGGTTGTCTGGTGAAACTCATGATAATGAGCATACGACGACTGCTGTTGCACCTCGGAAGGATACAAATAAATCTGATAAAGTTTATACTGACCTTGATGATGCTTTTAATGATTTATTGAGTTAGCGTGAAAATTCATGCCTAAAAAAAATAAAAAAAATGATGGCTTGGATGATTTTACGTCTGATCTCATTAAATCTTTGAATAAAGAATTTGGATCGAGGGTTGCGTATAATTTAGGCACCGATATTTCACCAACACATGTGAAACGTTGGATATCAACAGGTTCTAAATTAATTGATTATATAGTTGCAAATCGTCGTAATGGTGGTTTACCTGAAGGTAGGATAGTCGAAATATTTGGTCCACCATCAATTGGAAAATCACATTTGGCAATTCAGGTTGCCCGTACAACACAGCAAATGGGTGGTATGGTTGTTTATATTGACACTGAAAATGCAACATCGGTTGAAAACTTAGAGGCATTAGGTGTTGATATTACAAAACGTTTTGTGTTTATAGAAACATCGTGTACCGAAGATGTTTTTAAATTTACTGAATCAACAATATTAAAAGCAAAGGCAATGCATAAAGATGCTCCAATTACTATTATTTGGGATTCAGTTGCGGCTTCATCACCAAAGGCAGAACTATTAGGTGATTATGACAAGGATTCAATAGGGTTACAGGCCCGTGCAATTTCAAAAGGTATGAGGAAGATTACACAAATAATTGGAGATACAAATACGTTATTTTTAATTTTAAATCAAACTCGTACTAAAATCGGTGTTATGTTTGGGGATCCAGATACTACACCTGGAGGCAAGGCAATTCCTTTTCATTCATCTGTGAGATTAAAACTTGGCGCTGGCCAACAAATTAAAAATAAAGATGGTGATGTTATTGGAATACATGTATGGGCAAAGACTGTAAAAAATAAGGTCGCACCCCCATTTAGAAAGGTTGAATTTGAAATTCATTTTGGTGTAGGTATCAAGGAACATGAACAAATTTTTGATCTTTTACGTAAACATGGTGAAGTTTGTGTTGATGGTAAATTAATTTCTGTTGGTGGTACTGGTGCGTGGAAAAATTTTACTGTCACAGATGCAAAATTAGGCGAAGTATTAATTGATAAAAAATTTCATAAGTCCGAATTTGATAAAATTATGATAGAACCAGATTATAAACAATATTTTAATAATCTTTTTGAAAACGTAATGATTAAAAAATTTAATTTAGATTTAGATATAGATCCGGAATCTTATGAAGATATAAGGTCATTAAATGATTTATCAGATGCTACAGAGATTAATGGTTGATGAATGAAGATAATAGGCCGATTTTAATAATTGATTCCTTAAATTTATTCATAAGAAATTATGTTGTAAATCCGTCAATGACATCAAATGGTATACACTGTGGGGGGATTGTTGGTTATTTAAATTCAATTAGGTATTTGAATAATAAATTTTCCCCAAAACAGATTATAATAGCATGGGAAAATAAAGGTTCTGCAAAACGTAGGGCAATTTATCCAGAGTATAAAGCCGGCAGAAAACCAGTTAAACCAAATAGATTTTATGATGATGAAATTCCTGATAGTGAAGAGAATAAGGTTTGGCAAACAATTTTTTTAACAAAGATTTTAAATAATTTACCTATTTGTCAAATTTATGTTGATGATTGTGAAGCAGATGATGTTATAGGATACTTGTGTAAATACAAATTAAAAGGCAAGAGAAAGCTAATAGTGTCATCTGATAAGGATATGTATCAATTACTTGATGAATCAACACAAGTATATTCACCAATAAGAAAGGTAATAATTGATAATGCATATATGAAATCTGAATATAATTTAATACCAGAAAATTTTGTATTATGTAAAGCAATTTGTGGTGATTCTTCTGATAATATACCTGGCGTTAAACGCGTCGGTTTTAAATCACTTATAAAACGTGTAAAGATTTTAAGTAATGACACAGAAATATCATTGGATGATATTTTTGAATATTGTAAAAATGAAATAAAAACTTCAAAAATAAAACTGTATAGTAATATTATAGATGGTGAAGAGTTGGTTAAGCGTAATTTAAGATTAATGAATTTAGACACTGCAATGTTATCATTTGGGCAAATAAAAAAAATTGATTATGCTTTAGATACATTTAAATCAAAAAAAGACAAAATATCTATGATAAGAATGTTAATTAATACTGGAATCCAAAATGTTAATGTGGATTCAATTTTTTATTCAATGAATAGCATAAAGGGCTAAATATGGACTTACAACAAGATATTACGTTTGCAGATTATGGAAAATCATTTCAAGAAAAAATTTTACAGGCATTAATCAGTGATAAAAATTGGGCAGCACAAATGTTTGAGGTGGCCAAGGTCGAATATTTTGAATTAAAATATTTGAGATTTTTGGTTGACAAATATTTTGAATATTATAAAAAATATCATGTTTTTCCAACAATGCAATTATTAATTACAATTGTACGTGATTGTTTAAGAGAAGGAAATGACATAATTTTACGTGATCAAATTGTTGAATTTTTACATAGAATTAAGACAAATCCTGATATGGGTGATTTACAATACGTTAAAGATAAATCACTTGATTTCTGTAGGAAGCAAGCGTTAAAGGAAGCACTTGAGAGCGCTGTTGAATTAATAGCAGTTGATAAATTGGATAATGTTTTAGGTGTTATAAAAGAGGCCCTTACAGTTGGTACAACACCTTCAATTGGGCATGATTTTATGAATGATTTTGATACACGTTTTATAAAAATAAATAGAAATCCAGTACCAACTGGGCTTGATAAACTTGATACAAAAAATATTTTAAATGGTGGTTTAGGAAACGGTGAAATTGGCATAATCACAGCCCCAACCGGTGTTGGAAAATCACATTTCCTTGTTTCACTTGGGGCAAATGCAATAAAGCTTGGTAAAAATGTTTTACATTATACATTTGAATTATGTGAAACCATTGTTGGCATTAGGTATGATTCATTTTTATGTGATATCCCAAGTAGTGATGTTATTAATTCTAAAAATTTAATTAAATCAAAGTATGAAAAGATGAAACTAGGGCGACTTTTTATTAAAGAATACCCAACGGGTTCTGCAACAATTATGACATTAAAAACTCATATTGAAAAATTGGCGCTGAAAGGATTTGTTCCAGATATTATTATTATAGATTATGCCGATATTATGCGTTCAACACGTAAATATGATTCTTTACGACATGAGTTAAAATTAATATATGAAGAATTAAGAAATCTTGCAATGGAGTTAAATCTACCGATTTGGAGTGCGTCACAAGCTAATCGTCAGGCTTCAAATGCTGATATTGTTGGACTTGAAAATATGAGTGAAGCATATGGGAAAGCAATGATTGCAGATGTTGTATTATCATTGTCACGTAAGCCAGTTGAAAAAGCAAAAGGAACGGCAAGATTATTTATTGCAAAAAATAGGGCAGGCCGCGACGGTTTGGTTTATAATATTGGAATTGATACTTCAAAATCAAAATTTACGATTATTGATGATAATGTTTTGACATTTGAAGAATCTCAGAATTCTACTGAAAAAGAAATGAAAAATTTATTAAAATCAAAGTGGCAACAAATAGGAAAAAATAAGGATTTACAATTACTTAAAATTGTTGAGAAAAAATCAAAATAATATGTATTATTTTTTGGTATAATTGATTTATAGGGGTGTGTGAATGTATAGTACAAACATTGTTAGTGAAAAAACATTAAAATATTTTGATGGTGATGAACTTGCAACCAATGTTTTTATGACAAAATATGCATTAAAAGACAAGGATGGTAACTTTATTGAATCCACGCCAGATGATATGCATAAACGTTTGGCAAAAGAATTTGCTAGAATAGAGAAAAAATTTGGTAAAAATGGTATTTCAGAAGAAAAAATTTATGAATTATTAAAAGATTTTAAATATATCGTTCCGCAGGGTTCACCAATGATGGGCATTGGCAATAACTATGTAAATGTATCACTTTCAAATTGTGTTGTAATAAACTCACCAGATGATAATATTTCATCAATTATGGATGCAGGAAAAGAGCTTGCGAATCTTTTTAAACGTCGGTGCGGCGTCGGGTTGGATATATCAAATCTTAGGCCAGAAAATGCACCTGTAAATAATTCTGCCGGCACTACAACTGGCGCTTGGTCATTCGCAGATTTTTATTCATATGTTTGTCGAATGATAGGTCAAAATGGCCGCCGTGGTGCATTAATGATAACAATGGACATTAGGCACCCTGATATTGAACGATTTATTGATATGAAACATGACCTTGAAAAGGTTACAGGTGCAAACGTTTCTGTTAAAATTACTGATGATTTTATGCGAGCAGTTGAACATAACAATAGTTATGCTTTAAGATACCCAGTTGATTCTGAACCATCAAATTATCAAATTGCAACGGAAATTCAAGCTCGTGATATTTGGAATAAAATTATTAATTCTGCAACAAAAACAGCCGAACCAGGTATTTTAATGTGGGATAATATAATAAATTATTTACCTGCAGAATCATATGCTGATGACGGATTTAAAACAATATCAACAAATCCATGTGCTGAAATTCCATTATCGGCTTATGATAGTTGTCGATTAATATCAATTAATTTAAAGAATTTTGTAAAGAAGAAATTTACAAAAAATGCTTATTTTGATTTTGATTATTTTAAATATGTTGTTAAACATGCAATGAGGTTATCTGATGATTTAATTGAACTTGAAATTGAAAAACTTAATAAAATTATAAAAATATCTGATACAGATAGTGAAAAGAAATTGTGGAAAAAACTCCTAAAAGCATGTGAAATTGGTCGTCGTACCGGTTTAGGAACACATGGTTTGGCTGATGCAGTTGCATGTTTAAATCTACCTTATGATTCCGGTGATTCATTACAAGTAATTGATAACATTTATGAAACATTAAAAATTCAGGCATATACGACCAGTATTGATTTGGCAAAGGAAAGGGGATCATTTTCAATTTTTAATTGGGAAAAGGAAAAAAATAATAAATACATTAAAAATTTGCCGCAAGATATTCAGGATTTAATAGAAAAATACGGTCGCAGAAATATATCAATTTTAACAAATGCTCCGACCGGTTCTGTTTCAATAATGTCACAAACAAGTTCTGGTTTGGAACCTGTTTTTCGTAATTTCTATATTAGACGAAGAAAATTAAGTCATAACGAACAAAATCTTAAACCAGACTTTATAGATGATATAGGTGATAAATGGTTAGAATATAAAGTATATCATCATAACATTAGGGAATGGGTTGAACAATTTGATGATAAGATACCTGATTTTTTTATGACTAGTGACCAGATTGATTGGCAAAAAAGGGTTAAGATACAATCAATAATTCAAAAACATATTGATCATGCAATTAGTTCAACAATTAATTTACCAAAAGATATCAATCCAAAAATAGTTGGTGATTTATATATGCAAGGTTGGAAATCAGGTTTAAAGGGAATAACCGTGTATGTTGACGGATCGAGATCAGGTGTTTTAATTACTGAAGATAATAGAAAAGAAAATTTCCCACAAAACGGTGCACCAAAACGTCCTAAAGAATTGACATGTGATATCCACCATACGACAATTAAAGGTGAAAAATGGACAATATTGATAGGCTTACATAGTGATAAACCGTATGAAGTTTTAGGTGGGTTATCAAATTTAATTGAAATTCCAAAAACATATACATCTGGCGTTCTTACAAAGCATCATTTTAAAACAAAAAATAATAGATATGATCTTTCATTTGGATATAATGGTGATGTTATAACGATAAAAGATGTTGTCAAGGTATTCGATAACGCAAATAATTCAGCCTTTACACGTATGATTTCCCTTGCCCTCCGTCACGGTGCAAAACCAAGTTTTCTTGTTGAACAACTTCAAAAAGATAGGGATAGCGATATGTTCAGTTTTGCAAAGTGTATTGCAAGAATACTTAAAAATTATATCAAAGATGGTGAAGAAGCATATTCTGACAAGGCATGTTCTGAGTGTTTAACAGAGGCACTTGTTTATCAAGATGGATGTGTAATATGTAAAAATTGCGGTTGGAGTATGTGTGCTTAAAGTTGGGCCAGGCGATTTAATCCAAGTTAAACCAGAACATGACATAATTAATAAGGTTTCATATGAAACGCTTGTGTATTATAGCAAATTTTATGATAATTCATTATTTGAAAAACATGGTATAATAATAAAAAAAATAAAGAATAATTTTTTGGTGTATATACAGTGTGGGTATTACAATTTAAAAAATCATGATTTTTTAAAAATAAAATAGGTATTGTAGCTAAAATGAATAATATAATATACGTTCAGAAACCATGGGGTGATGAAAAAATCTGGGCAAAAACTGATAAATATGTGGGAAAAATCTTAACAATTAAGTCGGGACATAAATTATCAAGGCAGTATCATAATGAAAAGGATGAAACAATCTATGTTTTAAAAGGTGATCTTATGTTAGAGATTGGAAAAGATGATAATATGGAAAAATTATTATTAGTTCCAGGTTCATGTTACAGGATTTATCCAAATACGGTCCATCGTTTTATTGCAGGTGATTATGATTGTGTGTTATTAGAGGTATCTACCCCGGAATTGGATGACGTTGTCAGATTAGAAGATGATTATGATCGGGCAAAATACAAATAAAACATGAAAATTAAAGTAATGGCAACGTTTTTTCTTGTGATTATTTCATTTACGGGATATTATATTTATGAAATGATTAATTCTTTGCAAGAAGAAAAACATATATTTCAAGAAAAAATTGTAAAATTAAAAGAAAGATTTATTGCATGTGAAACAACATGCAAAGAGCCTATTTGTGGTGCCGGTGACGAGTATCAAGGCGATGTAAGATACATAGACTGTGGTGAATCTTTTATAGAAAGGTGGGCAACATGCGTTTGTACAACAATGTGTTTGGAAGACTTTACTGTTGTTGTAACCAACAGATCACGGTGTAGGGATTGGCCAAGTGTCCCTATTCAAATAAGGCCAGAGCCGAATGAAGAAGATGAAGAAGTTGAAGAAGAAGATGAAGAATGAAATTGAACTTTTCGATGATAAAATTGGTTTTGTTGGGTACGTTTCCCATATGGGTACCGATGTTACAGTTGTTAATAGTGCTCGTGTCAGTTTCGGTAAGCGTGTTGATGATCTTAATGAGCGTGATAAAAGGTTAATTAAATACCTCATAAAAAATAAACATACCTCAACATTGGAACACTGTGTAGTTACTTTTAGGTTTAAGGTACCTTTATTTATTAGATCACAACACCATAGGCATCGAACATGGTCTTATAATGAAATATCACGACGATATACAGATTTTAATTTAGAATTTTATGAACCTAAACAATTTAGAAAACAGAGTGATTCAAATAGACAGGCTTCTACGGATGAAATATTTGATCCATTAATGTCAATCGGAATGTCAAGCGAAACGGCCGCAAGGGCGTCTGATATCCTTAAAGAACACCATGATGCTTCACTTTATATTTATAACAAACTTTTAGAAGCAGGGGTATGTCGCGAACAAGCAAGAGGTGCTTTGCCTCAAAATTTATATACAGAATATTATGGTACAGTTAATCTTAATAATCTATTTAAATTTATTGATTTAAGGATGCACGAAGGAGCACAGTGGGAAATTCAACAGGTTGCTAAGGCATGTTTGAGTATCACGAAAAAATTATTTCCAGTGACTGTAAAATCTTATATGGAAATTAAAGGGAAAAAAAGTTGAATACTGTAATTTTTATTTTACATAGTTTATTGTGTACTATTGATTTACCACAAACATATGAAGAAATTTATAATCAAGCTCTTTATAATTGTGGCGGTACAAGTGTACCATTAAGCGAGGAACGTGAAAGTGTAATGAAAGATTTAATATCGGTTGAAAAAAATTTTTTTCTAGATCATCCTGAAATTCCACGCTCCTTAAGAGGAATGTCTATTGCTGCAGCATGTATCGAAAGTCGTTATAATCCACAAGCTCGTGGCGATTGGCGAACGAATAAACGAGGAAAGCGAGTTGCAAAAGCCCGTGGAGTATTACAGTTGTGGCCTTGGTGGGTAAAAAAATATAAAATTGATAGAGATGATTATATAAAGGCATCAAATGTTTGGCTGGAAAAGATTGCGTATCAATATCAAAAAAATAAACGCCTTCGCCGCTGCCCAACTTCTTTTTCAGAAAAACGAAAGTGGATTGCAGCGTGGGTACAAACAACGCGGGGAAATGTTAATCGACAAAATCGTTATCGTTGTTATCAAATGCCAAGCCATTATAATTTATTAAAAAGATGGATTAGGAATATTGAACGTGAGAGAATAAATATCAATACAGAATGTGGCTGTTAATATATGATATAGGGGATAGGCGAGATGATAAAAACAATTAATACAGTAATTATATTACTATTTTTACATAGTATTGCATTTGCAACCAATAATGTAAATATTAGTGAGATATTAATAACTGAAAGTCGTACATATCATAAAACAAAAAGAACATGGAAAAATGTTTATCATGAATTAACAAAAAATGGTAGTTCAGTTAGGGGTGCAACTTTCATTGCACCAGTCAAAGGAAATGGTTATAACGATTCAAAACACAAGAATGGTGCTAGGAATACAATTATTTTTGTACCACAAAAAACAAATTTTAATGAAGATGTTGATTTAATATTTTATTTTCATGGTTTAGGTGGTTTTAAAGAAAGGGATTTTAAAACTAGGGTATTAAGACATACAAAAGCATTGGAGGCACAGGGAAGGAATTTTATAGTTATTATTCCAGAAATGCCTTGGTCTAAAAATACAAATACCCCCAGAACAAGACAGGGGCGTGTTTTTACTAGGAAAGGTCAATTTTCAACTTTTGTAAATTCAATTGTAAAAATTACAGTTACATTATTTGAACCATCACCGGTAAAAAGAAATAATTGTATTATGCATAATAAGTGTCAATTTAATTTTGGCGATGCTATTTTGATTGGTCACAGTGCCGGAGGAAGTACACTTATGTCTATTTCTAGATCCGGTGGTTTAAATTGGCTTTATAGTGTTGCAAAAGTGGGATTTGTGAAGGTTATTTTTTCAGATGCATCTTATGGTTATTGGCTTGATATTGCATGGAAATATTTTAAACCGACGGTTACTCAATCAGGGTTTGTTGTGTTAACGAGAAAATTTGATAGACCACATAAAAATGCGAAAAGATTTTTAAAGAAATTTAGGAAAAAGCCAGAGAATATTAGACATATTGTCTTTAATAGGAAAATAACACATGCCGATATCGGCGATCAATCATTTAAATGGGCGTATCCTGTTTATGAATCAGGATGCGGCGAAGGAGTAAAATAATGAGTTTATTGTATAGAAAGGGAGATAATGGCCAGGAAGTTAAACGTATTCAAAAAGTAATAGGTGGGCTTTCAGTTGATGGTGATTTTGGGCCAAAAACTGAAAATGCTGTACAAAATTACCAGCAATCAAAATCATTAGGCGTAGATGGTGTTGTTGGCCCTACCACCAGGAAATCACTTGGAATTGATATATATGCGGGTGTTGATGTTAGTAAATGGAATGGTAATGTTCCATGGGGTAATGTTGATAAATCAAAAGTAGAATTTGTTTGGGCAAAGGTATCCCAAGGAAGAGATTGGTATGATAAAGCAAGGGAACATAATTTTGTAGGTTGTCGTGCTAATGACATTCCAATTGGTGGTTATCATTTTCCATCACCGCATATCGGTAAAAGCAGTGATGATCCAAAATTAGAGGTGCAACAATTTATACGTGCCCTAGGACCCATTAAGGATGGGGATATGCTTCCGGTTTTGGATCTTGAGGCAGGTGTAAAAGGTGATCCTGAGTTTAATCGACAATGGGCATTAAGTTTTCTTGAAGAATTTGAAAATGAAACCGGTATACGATGCGTTGTTTATACTGCACGTTGGTTTGTGAGAGGTTATATGGGACGTAATATGGATGGGCTAGTAGATTATCCCTTATGGGTTGCCGATTATACAAAACCATATAGTGATGGAGGCCGCAATGAACCAGATGATTTATGTGGTTGGGATGAGTGGCACGCCTGGCAATGGACAAGTAGTGGAAATGTTAGGGGTTTAATACAAACAGGGATTAGAAAATGTGACAGGAATTGGATTTGTGGCGGCCCTGATTCATTTAAAAAATTGCAAGTATGTAAGAATCATTAAAAGGTTTGGAATGTGATGTTTAAAATTGGTGATTTTGTAAGGTTAAAATTTAATTTAAAAAAAATCAATTATAATAATATTATTACAGTTAATGAGCATATATATGGTATAATTACTGATGTTTTTACACCACGTGAACAATATGACTATGATACAATAATTGATAATATGTACGAAGTGTTTTCTGACGGTTGTTATGTGATGGTATATGAAAACGATATAGTAGGTGAATGAAATGATGAATGCAATTTTTTTTATTGGTGTAACCTTAATAAACCCTTTCAATTTAAATAGTGATCAAATAAATAATTTAACAAAGATAGTAAATGTTGCAAATGAATTTAAATTAGATGCAGTTGAACTTACATCAATATCATATATTAATACTAATTTAAATACTGGCAAGAGTGGTGAATTATTTGGAATAGATTGCAATAAATATGCAAAAGAATTTAAACAAAAACTTGGTATTACAAATTGTGTTAATGGAATGAAAAATATAAAAATGAATGTAATTGCATATTCATATATTTTACATAATCATAAAAATGTTTGTGGTACTTATAATCAAATTATGTGTTATAGAAAAGTATTTGGTAACCAACAGGCATTAAAGTTGGTTAATACAATGAATATATTTAGGATGTATTATTTAAATATGAACAATGCGTATGATCATAATATAATTGATACTATGAATCGTAATGCATTTTAAATATGAATCTTAGTAATAAAGCAAATAAAAGAATTAAACAGTTAAAGATTATTCAATCTGAAGCACTCGAATTATTTAAGAAAAAAAACATAGATTATGGTGATAGTTTTGCAAAACATGGCCCAATTGGTGTTATCGTAAGGGCAGGTGATAAAATAGATCGTTGTTTGTCTATTACAAGACATAATATTACAATGGTTAATGATGAAAAATTACGAGAAACATTAATTGATTTACACAATTACACAGCTATGATAATAATGTTATTAGACGAAGGATATACAATAAATGAGTAATGATATATTGGAAGCAAAATTTAGGTATAAATTTAGTGACGATGTAATTGCAGAGATAGCAAAGCAGTTACAAGTTGCAATTTTGACCGGAACAGATGTTGTTGATAATTTAAGATTAATTGAGGTTACATTGAAAAAAGATAAATTAGTTTTATCACAAAACTATGTAAATTTTTCTGAAGGCAGAATGGATAATATGTTAAATTTTGCATCCGAACTTGCTAATTCACAAGAGGCAAGTGAACAAAAAACAAAAATTGAAATATGAATGATGTTAAATTCACCTGGTTTAAAAGTAGAAAATATTACCCAAACTGAAGACGGATATTTTGAGGCCGACATTGAAGTGTCTCCTGAATTTCAAGAAAGTTTTATAAAAAAAATGAATTGGAAGCATTGGGATGATTATGCTTTTAGTGAATTATTAAATGTTGCAATTTTGAAATATGTTAATAATAAACGTTCAGAAAGAGGAGAAGAACCAATTGAATCCTGATAGGTTAGAAGAGTTATTTTATCTACAAGAACAATTAATGCTTGAATATAAAAAGAAAAAAGCAGATGATTTACCAGCATGGCCTGTTGATCTTCTAGACAAAAAATCACAACAATTTTGTAGGGATATTACTTTACGATGTGTTGAAGAATTATTTGAGGGATTGGCACATTTAAAAAATTGGAAAAAACATAAAAAGACAATAACGTCAGAATTTAATCGTAATGAATTTTTAGAAGAAATTGTTGATTCAGTACACTATTTGTTGGAATTATTAATTTTGTCAGGTGTAAAACCTGATGAATTATATAATGCATATAAAATAAAAAATAAAATAAATCTTGATAGATTAAAAAATGGGTATTAATTTCAATAATTTATTTTTTTTATTATCTGAGACATCACCACCACAATAATTAAGAATATATTTGTAGCTAACTGTATATTTATCATATAAATTATTTTTATAAGGTGAATTATGCATTTACGTAGACAAAAGATAACGCAATCTTTTATGACGGTGTTGGGTAAAAGAATGACAGTATTTATTTTACTGCTTCTATTTGTTGTACCTGTTTCATATGCAAAGCCACCTAATAAGAATACTAAATCAAAATTTTATAATTTTAATGAACAAGTAATTGATGGTGAAATACGTAAGCCTACAACATTATATACTAGTGCAAGGGAAAGGGCAAAATTTGAACGACTTCTAAAATTGAAAAAGTCATTTTTACCAATGCTATTCAGAACAAGTAAAAATAAAGTATTTAAATAATTGAAAAATAGGATAAAATTATATTTTATTATAAGGAGATATTAAAATGGATGATGATTTTTTAATCCCAGAATTACCGATAGAAGATTTTGAAATACCAGAAGATAAGGATGAAGGTATTGAATCTACACATGGTGGAAGTATAGAGGTCGCGTTTATTGGGGCCGGCCAGGGTGGTAGTAGAATTGCTGAGGCATTCCATAAATTAGGTTACAGTAAAACAATTGCTGTAAACACTGCAAAGCATGATTTAGCCCATATTAATCTACCGGATGAACAAAAATTACATATGTTAGGTGAAGAAGGTGGTGATTGGTATCAGACACATACTCGTGGTGCAGGAAAAGATATGGAAGTTGCAGCTTCAACAGCATCAGGTAATAGTCAAAAGATATACGATTTAATGCTTAAGATTTTTGGCAAAACAGAACGTATATTTGTTGCCATAGGCGCCGGTGGTGGTACAGGTGGTGGTTCTTGCAAAATATTAATTGAAATTGCAAAAAAATATCTTACTTATATGGGATTTGATGATGTTGAAAAACGAGTTGGTGTTATATGTGCATTACCAACGGCTGGTGAATGTGCATCTCCAAATGTTGCAAGAAATGCAAGCGGGTTGGTATCAGTTTTGTCTGACATGGCGGAAAATAGTGAAATCTCACCACTTTTAATTGTTGATAACGATAAAATTAAAAAATTATATCCAGGTTTAACTGTTAAAAAGTTTTGGCCAACTGTGAATAGTACAATTGCAGGTTTATATCATACCTTTAATAAAATAACGACACTTAGTTCTGGATATACAACTTTTGACCCGGCTGATTATGATTCAATTCTTAGATCACATGGTTGTATGATTTTGGGTGTAACAAATGTAAAGGATTGGTCATCGTCAACAAATATTAGCAATGCATTACGTTCAAATCTTTCAAAGACGTTATTGGCTGGCGGATTTGATTTATCAACAGCTAAAAGTGTTGGTGTCGTTGTTGTTGGTGGATCAGATATTTTTGAAACGGCAGTTGGCTTAATGGATTCAATAGAATATGGCTTTGATACAATTGCTAATTTGGTCGGTAAAGCATTGGTCCACCGTGGAATATATGAATCTGGCCAAGGTAAACTAAGGGTTTATACAATTGTTAGTGGAATGGATCGTCCAACAGAAAGAATTACAGAATTAAATAGATTCCATAGAGGATAATTCTTCTTTTAATTTTTGAATTTTATTTTTAATTTGTATTATCAATACATCCCTAACATCTTCCGGCAATAATTCATAAAGATCGCTATCATTTTGTATCATATCTAAAAGGCTCACAAGTTTCTTAAATGCTGCAACATTTAAAGTATTATTCTTATTATCTAAATATGGAATAGCTTCAGTTGGCTGTGATGATTGAAGTTTAAATTCAATTAAATTGGACAATTCTTCAAATATTATTTTTCTAATCTTATTTTTTGTAATTTGTATGTTCATATTCATCTTTTTATATTAAATATATATTGTACCTGTAATTAAAGGGAAAATATATGGATAATAATGAACAAAAAATGCAATATGTAATGGACTTTATTAAATCACTTGCTACAATTGAATACCAAATAGAACCATTTGTGGAACAAAAAAAGGATTTAAAAAAAGAATATGTTGATAATGGGTGGTTATCAAAGGATGATATTAAGGCGGCATTAAAAGCCTACCAATTATTAAAGAGTGATATTGATTTCGAAAGTTTGCATGAAGCTTACGAACAAATATCAAATTTAAGAAATGAATTGGAAAATTAAAAATGTCTAATATAACTAGAAAATTTAAAAGAAAAAACGCCGGTAAAAATAAAAAACAAACAAAAAAACAATTAAAAGAACAAATATCAAATTTAAATAAAATGGATAATAAATGTATTTTTTGTGATGCACCATATGATAGAACAAATTCGGAACACTTAGATTCATTTAGAGTTTCAATAAAGGAAAATGATATAAAATTGTGTTGCGGTGATTGCTGGGCAAAAAGACCTGGCAATTTATAAATTATAAATCATTATAAAATGAAAATATAAACAATTAAATGATAAAATATTAATAGTATTAATTGAGGTAAATAGATGTCAATAGAAACTGTTCCTTCTAGATTTGCAAGTCTACATAGTCATTCAGGCTTTAGTACATTTGATGGTTTAGGTTATCCACAAGAACACATAGATTATGTTATAAATAATGGTATGGATGCATGGTGTTTAACTGACCATGGACAAATGAATGGATTTGCACATGCATGGTTACATACACATAAATTAAATAATCAAGGAATAAATTTTAAATTTGTGCCTGGTTGCGAAATGTATGTACATCCAGACCTTGAGACATGGAAATTAGATTATGAAATTAGAAAAGCTGTAAAAAAAGGTGATCAAGATGCTATTAAAACCCTAAAAGAACAAAGGGAAATGTTAAGTTCACCATTAATTGCAAAAATTGATGGAAATGATGAAACACTTGACTTAAGCACTGATGGGGCATCATTAACAATTGAAAACGAAGAAGAAACAAAATCAGCAAAGTATTATGATCCGATTAAAAGACGCCACCATCTCGTTGTGTTACCAAAAACTTCTATTGGTTTACAGAGGTTATTTAACTTAGTATCTCGAGGGTACTTGGAGGGATTTTATAGGTTTCCAAGGGTTGATTATAAGATGTTAAAAGAAGCCGCGTCAGGCGGCCATATAATGGTCTCCACGGCATGTTTAGGCGGTCCATTGTGCTATGAAGTTTTTAAACACTTACAACAACACGGATTTGATGAATTAAATGCTAATCTATTAAATGATGAAGCTTTAATGAATAAAGTTATGATTGATGTTGGAAATTCATATGACCAACTTATTGATGCCGTTGGTATGAATAATGTTAAATTGGAACTACAATTCAATAAATTACCTGCACAACACCTTGTAAATCGTGCAATTATGCAATTTGCAAAAAATGAAAATTTGACAAATCAATTGGTTGTAACAGTTGATTCACATTATTCTCAACCTGATCATTGGAAAGAAAGAGAAATTTATAGAAAATTGGGCTGGTTAAATTATAAAGATATTGATCCTACACAACTTCCACAAACTAGGGATGAATTAAAATGTGAATTATATCCTAAAAATGCTGGTCAGGTATGGCAATCATATCATAATACAAAACAAGATTATGATTTTTATGATGATCAATTAATATGCGATGCAATAGAAAGGACACACGATATTGTTCATGAAGAAATTGGCAATATTCAACCTGATCGTAGTATGAAATTACCATCATATGTTGTGCCAAAAGGCCAAACGCCGATGCAAGCGCTTATTAAGACATGTAAACAAGGTTTAATTAATCGTAATTTGTCAGATAATAAAATTTACATAGAGCGCCTTAAGCTAGAATTAAAGGTGATTGAGCAAAAGAAATTTGCTGAATATTTTTTAACAATGAAAGCCATTACAGATGTTGCAAGTGACCACATGCTAATTGGTCCAGGACGTGGATCGGCGGCCGGTAGTTTGGTAAATTATTTATTATACATTACTGATGTTGATCCAATTAAATATGATTTGTTGTTTGAAAGGTTTTTGTCTATACATCGTCAAGAACCGCCTGATATAGATAGTGATTTTGCCGATCGTGATTTATTAATAGAATTATTAAAAGAAAAGTTTGGCAAGGATAATATTATACCTATTTCAAATTATAATACGTTTAAATTAAAATCACTTGTTAAGGATATCTCACGTTTTTATGGTATTTCTTTTGATGAAGTTAATATAGCAACCAAAACAGTTGAACAAGATGTACGAAAAGCAGTTACAAAACATGGCGATGATAAAAATTTATTTGTATTAAAATATGATGATGCAATTAAATATAGTAAATCATTTAAAGAATTTATTGAAAAATATCCACAAGTTGCTGATCCCATTGGGGTATTGTTTAAACAAAACAAGGCATTAGGTCGGCATGCCGGTGGCGTAATCTTTTCGGAAAAAATCCCAGAAAGAATGCCTATTATTTTGGCAAAAGGTGAAGCTCAAACTCCATGGGTTGAGGGTACAAATTATAAACATCTTGAAGAATTTGGGTGGATCAAATTTGATTTGTTGGGTTTAGAAACGTTAAGGATTGTTCAACGTGCAATTGAGCTAATTCTTAAACGTTATTGTAATGTTGAAAATCCAACATTTAGTGATGTTAAAAACTGGTTTAATGAAAATATGGCACCAGATGTTATAGATTTTAATGATCAAAAGGTTTATAAATATGTATATCATGAAGGTCGTTGGGGTGGCATTTTTCAATTAACCTCGCGTGGTGCACAGAAATTATTTATTGAAGCAAAACCTAAAAGTATCATTGACATTGCAACACTTACATCAATTTATAGGCCTGGCCCACTTGCAGCAAAGGTGCATAAATTATATTTGACTGCTAAGGCTGATCCTAGTTCGATAGATTATAAACACCCTTTAATTAAAAAGGTTACAGAGCCAACCTATGGAACAATAATTTTTCAGGAACAAATTATGCAGTTAGCTGAGATTGTTGCAGGTTTTCCAAAGGAAGAATGCGACAAAGTTAGAAAAGCGATTATGAAGCGATCAATTTCTGGGGGTGAAGCTGCAAAAAAGAAAGCATCTGAATTACATGAAAAATTTGTTAAAGGTGCAATAAATAACGGTATTTCTGAAGATGTTGCAAATGATTTATATAATAAAATTTTATATTATGCAGGTTATGGATTTAATAAAAGCCATGCAATTTCATATGCAATAGATTCATATTATTGTGCATGGTTAATGACACACTATGAGCCTGAATGGTTATGTGCATATATGGAGACACAGGCTGAAAATCCTAAAAAAAGAGCAAATGCAATATCAGAAATTAAAGCATTAGGATATGACATTGTTAATATTGATATTGGGCATGCTACATCTGAATGGACCATTATGCCTGGCAAAAAATTTATGCCATCTTTTCTTACTGTAAAAAATGTCGGTAGATCTGCAGTTGATGAAATTAAAGCGAATCGGCCATATAAAACAATATATGATTTTTTATGGGATCAAGATGGTAAATGGAAGCATTCAAAATTTAATAAACGTGCAATGCAGAATTTAATTAAAATAGGTGCATTTAATTCATTTGATGTTGTTGGTGATGATAAATTATTTAAAAATTATAAACACATGCATCATGTTTTAATTGATAACTTAAATCTTATTAAGAAAAAGAAATTTACAATTGATGATTTTCATAAACTTACAATGGAAACATCTGATATTCAGGATTGGACAAAACAAGAAAAAATTCAAATGCATAAAGAGGTTATTGGGCATGTTGATTTAGACATTGTTGTTCCAAAAGATATTCAACAAAAATTTACCGATAAAGGTATACAATCTATTAATGATTTTGATGAACAGTTGGCAATATGTTGGTTTGTTATTGATGAATTACAAATAAAATATACACGAAATAATAAGCCGTATTTATTTTTAAAAATATATGGTAACACAGGTGAAAAGAGCAGAATGTTTTGTTGGGGCTTAAGAGATACAGATAATGTTAAATTGCATGAAAATGCAGTTTGTATTGGCAAAGTTACCAATGGGGATTTTGGTTTTACGACAAAGGTATGGGATGTTAAAATGTTGTGTTAATGAATAATTAATAAGTATGATTTTAGAACTCATGATTTGGCCGAATGATGCATTAACACAGATTGCAGATAGTGTCATTGAATTTGACGATAATTTAAAACAATTATGTGAAGATATTGCTGAAACAATGTATTACCATAAAGGTATTGGTCTTGCGGCACCACAAGTTGGAATTAATAAAAGAATCCTTATAATAGATGTACCAGATAATGCTGGAAATTCAAGATTACATTATATTATTAATCCAAAAATTTTGGATAAAAATGGAAATATTAATATTAATGAAGGATGTCTATCACTTCCGGGAATTGCGGTGAATATTAATCGCAGTAAAACAATAACGATTGAATATAGTGATTATAATGGAAATAGTAATATATTAACCTGTAGTGATTTAGAGGCAATTTGTTTACAACATGAAATGGATCATTTGGATGGTATAGTAATGCTTGATAAAATTAGTCTGACCATGAGAAATATTTTCATTAAAAAACTAAAGAACAAATAGGTGTATATTTAGCTGTTTATTTTATAAATAGCAACAGATTAAGTATACTTAAATGTAGTATGGCAGAACTAGATTATGTTTTAAAAGATGGATTTTTACAAACCACAAGTGCTAATGGTTCACAACGTGTGCCATCTACACACCTTTATAATAAATTTGTTTTTGTTGTGACTATTAGTGAATTTGCTCGGGTCTATCTTCAGTGGGGATATCCAGGAAAAAATATACATATTGAAAATAGAAATTGTAGGGGGACAGAAACTTTAACTCAAACCGGTACAGTTTCTTTTATAGGCGTAACGCCACATCTAACAGTTGAGTGGGCTGATAATACCGGGACAGTTACAATTGATTATATTGCAGAAGTTGCAGCAGGTACAGAACGTTTAAGAATTGGCGGTAGAAATTTAAAAAGAAGATATGGTGGACGATCAATTGTATTGGGAAAACGTCAAGATAGGTACACTAAAGTATATCCAACTCGACGGAAGCCAAATATTTAATTATATAGTTGTATAAAAATTAGAGGATAATATGGCAATTAGTTATAACACACAGCAGTTATCAAACACATCAAGTTCCGCGTCAACACATACAATCAGTGTTGACGCAGGAACAGAGTATAATAAGCATGAATTTGCTATTACAATTAGCACCGAAGCAAATGTAACAGAATTAAAGTTACAATTTGCAGTTAATACAGACAGATATGCAGATATATGTGATCCTGTAAATGAAACTGGCAGTTCATTTTTTTTAGAGGGTGTATTTCCTAATTTGAGGGTTTCATATACTCAATCTGTTGCATCATCAACTGCTGTCAATGTGGATGTTGTTCAATATAAGGATTTTTAATTTAGGGGTGGCATATGAGTACTAAGGTTGTTGGCGGAGGTTTTAATCCTTACATAGGCAGTGATGCAATATCTGCCGCCAGAACATTATCTCAAGGTGGCGTGAGTGGATCATATGGTGAAACTGTTTTATCAGTCACCGGTGCAATAGTAGCTGAACAATTTAAAACTGCGCTTGCATCCGCAAGCATAATTTTCCCAAGTGGTTCTACTCGATTTGGTAATGATGATGAGAATGATACCCACCATTTTAGGGGTTCAATATTTGCAGTTACAGCCTCCGTTATTGCATTTGGATCTTCAAGTGTTCAATTTTCAAATGAATTCCCACCTGGCGCCCATAAGGCCGACGGGACTGCAAATAATTTATGGGGTAGTGATGTAACATTCTTCGTTTCAGGCTCTGTTGGTGGAAAACGTACAACTGGCGCTGGCGTTGGTGTAACAGGCGGTGGCGGAGTAGCATTATTTGGTGGTGATTTAGTAACAAGCGGAACGCTCTTTGCACGCGATGTTACTTTATGGTCAGGTGAAACAAGGTCATTTGTAATTACATCATCCGCTGGTGATGCTTATATTTCTTCATCCGTTTCAAATAAAGATATGATCTTTATGGTTAATGATGGCGGAACCATGACTGAGGTCTTTAGGCTTGATGGTGATGTTTCGGCATTAAAAGTTGCAGCCAATAAGAAACTTATGCTTGGTGCAGCTGAAGAATACCTTTATGGTGATGGTACCGATATTCATATTTCACTTGGCGCAGGTGGTGATATTAATGTTCCTACAGATATTGGGATTACATTTGGTAATGATGGTGAAAAGATTGAAGGCGATGGAACTAATTTAACGATTGCCGGTGGTACAATTAATTTAGATTCTGAGGGCGATATTACATTAGATGCAGGTGGGGCAGATATTGTCTTTAAGGATGATGGAACAGAAGTCGGTTCATTAAATCTGACAGGCACCACCAATATGACCCTAAGGTCAAAGGGTGATCTTACTTTTAATGTAGATGATGATAATATTTATTTTCAATCTGAAGGAACTGAATTCGGTTTTATTTCATCAACTGGTGCAAATGAATTTGCACTATCAGCCTCAGTTAGTGATAAACACTTCATGGTTTATGCAAGTGTAAGTGGTAGTTCCAAAGAATATGCTCGATTCGGTGCCGAACAGGTTTTAATTTTATCTGGTGGAGGTTCCAGTTCCCCACACCCGATTGGCACTGATACAAATTTCTTTGTATCTGGTTCAATAGGCAAAAAAGATAGTTCTGTAAAAGGTACATCCATATTTGGTGGTGATGTAGTTACCAGCGGTACTCTTTACGTAAATACCCCAACCACTGTACCAGCCGCAGCGTTTGGAAATTTAGACGGTGCCGCAGGCGCTGGTAATGATACATTTATTTGGGTATCTGGTTCAATTTATACTAAAGGTGGATCAACAAGGGGTACATCCATATTTGGTGGTGATGTTGTTGTATCAGGCGCACTTGATGTAAAACAGCAAACTGTTACATTAACTAATAATACCACTACCGCAACGATCGTTTCAGGTACGCTTGGTGCAATACAATTTGATTATGGTAAAACCTATCACACGCAGATTAGATATGGTATTAAACGAAATAGGGATGTTGAAGGCGGCCAGATTCTAATGACCATGGCCCCAAATGGTAGTTCGGCAGATGTAGCAGTTATATCTAATATTATTTCTGTTGATGCACAAAACCCAGGCATAACATTTTCTGCAGATGTAGGTGGTGGATATGCAAGGTTAAATTATACTTGTATTAATAGCGGTAGCCACCATGCAACAATGAATTATGCAATAGAACAAGAATTCACATATTAATGTATTGATAATTATTTATTGATTATTTATGTTTTTTTTCATAAAATTTAATTTTTTCATTCTTATCGCCGGTCAAGTAAATATTTATAGATGTGTATAAATATATGAGTTTTTAACTTAGGAACATTAGGAGGAAAAGAAAATGGCACTCAAGGTATATGGCGGAGAACTTATTTTATCAGGTACTCAAGTTATTGCCGTCACAGGCGCACTTGAAGCATACCATGAAATCGGTGGATCAGGTAAAGGCATTCAGATTTCAGATGGTGGCGCAATTACTGCAGGGTCTGATATATATTTTCACGTATCAGGTAGCTCAATAGCAAATAAAGAAGGCGTTGCCGTTTTTGGTGGCGACCTAGTAGTGTCTGGTACTCTTTACGATGGCGACGGTGATGCCATCAGTTTAACACTGGCAAACGATGCAAATAACAGGGTTACAACAGGTGTTGGGGACGGCACAATAAATGCTGAGGCAAATCTTACATTTGATGGATCAACGTTAACTGTCACTGGCGATGCAACAATCACAGATGACCTTACCCTTAATTCAGATTCAGCAGTCTTTAATATGGGTGATGGTAGTGATTTTAAAATTACACATGATGGCACCACCGGTGCAACGCTTACTGGTAATCCTATTACGATTACTTCTGCTGGCGCCGCCACATGGTCAACTTCTGCCGGCGCATTGACAATAGATGCTGCTGGGGCTTTGACCTTAGACACTGATGGCACTGATGCGGTCAATCTTGGTATTGAGGCCGCCGCGAAGACGATTACTATCGGTAATGCTGCATCAACAAAGGTTGATGTCAATGCCTTGGCAATCGAACTTGATTCAGCTGGAGATATTACTCTAGATGCTGGTGGTGCAGATATTGTCTTTAAGGAT